CTTTAAAAAATCTCCGGGGGATATTTTCAACAAAATGTTTCTGTAGTTTTCTATAGAACCATCGGGCTTGTAACACCACAAAACAAAACTCCTAGTATATTCTGCGGACTAGGGTCTCCTTTCAAGAGCTAACGGGCTGAGATGCCTGTTTCTGACCGGGCCAAAAACCATGTGGAAGTTCGATGGTTCTATAGAGAACTACCGAGTAAATAGTTGAAAAGTATATTTAAGAGAGGTGAATGTTTTGGCAACTGTTAAAAAACAAAACAAAACTTCTAGAGTTAAAGTAAATCCAACAGCTCCTCCAGCAAGATCTCCAGAAAATAGAGAGAATCAGTTAATTGAAAAAGCGTATCAATTAGCTGAAGAACGATTGAATGATGGCAGTGCGTCGGCGCAAGAGATAGTTCATTTTTTAAGGCTTGGCACTGCAAAAGCTGCTTTGGAAAAAGAAAAGCTTGAAGCTGAAACAAATTTGATAAAAGCAAAACAAGAAACAGTTGAGTCAACAAAGAGATCTGAAGAAAAGTATCAGGAAGCCCTTGATGCGTTTCGTTTGTATAACGGGCAGGCGAATTCCGATGATCAAGAGTTATGATGAGTTGGTAAAATATAAAACATTCGAAGAACGATTCGAGTATGCTAAATTGCGAGGGTCTGTAGGCGATAGTATATTTGGTTTCCATCGATTTGTAAATCAGTTGTTTTACTCGTCTAGAAAGTGGAAGAGCATTAGATCAAAAGTAATAATTAGAGATGATGGTTGTGATTTAGGATGCTTGGAACGTCCGATACTTACTAGAGTTTATATACATCATCTGAATCCGGTAACGCTGGAGCAATTAGAATCTGAAGATTCGTGCCTATACAGCATGGACAATCTAATATGTGTTTCTTATGATACACATTTAGCTCTGCATTATGGCGATATAAATTTATTGCCTCCATCCAGTTTAATAGAAAGAAAACCAGGCGACACAACCCTTTGGTAGATTTAGGAGTTCTTATGAAAACTATTTTTACAAAAATAACCAATTGTAAAAAAGCAGCTATAAGAAAAACTCCGTGGCGCACATTATTTGAAAAAGATATAGTCGGACAAAAAAGACATGGGGAAATAGTTGAAATAGACCCAACCAAAACATGCTATGATTGGCACGATAGAAAATTTTATAAAGTTATAAATCCTAGAGGATGGATACATGATGGCGTTATCGACTATAAGGGTGATGATGTATGATAGAGAATGATACCGATATTGTTTCCGATATTAAAAAAATGCTTGGCGTTGAAGAATCTGTATCGGAGTTTGACATCGATATAGAGTCTAAAATAAATTCTGCATTTTTTACATTATATCAACTTGGCGTCGGGCTAAACGACCCAATAATTATTGATAGTACTACTATGTGGAGTGAATTTGATACTACTGTGCCAAAAGAAATAATTCGAGAGTATTTATATTTAAAAGTAAAAACCGTTTTTGATCCTCCATCATCATCATTTGTAATGGAGGCAGAAAAAGATAGAATTTCGGAACTTGAATTTCGAATAAACATCTACGTCGATAATGGTGGAGGGATTACAAATGGATGATACGTCTTATCTATCGCACCATGGAATCACAGGAATGAAATGGGGCATATGGAACGAGGAAACCCGTAGGAAAAGACTCGGCATCAAGAAAAGAACGGACAACCCAAGAAAAGAAGTAGCGAAGAAAAAAGCAGAAAGAAGAAAAGCAGATAAATATAGTTCTCTTCTTAGTGATAAAGAACTAGATAAAAGAATCAAAAGACTTGAGAAAGAAAAGAAGCTTAGAGAATTGACATCTTCTGAAATAAATTCCGGCAAAAAAGCAACAAATGAGTTTTTATCCAAATATGGAAATCAGATAGCAGCTGCAGTAGTTGCTGCTGTTGCTGCAGAAGTTGCTGCTCAAATGGTTTTCCGAAACAAATCAAAACGAGAAGCTGAGGGAAAGTGGATTAAGAAAAATTATGAAAAACATTTGGAAAAACAAAAGGATAGATCTGATAAAATAAATTCTACGATGGTTAATGTCGGCAAAAGTATTGTTACTGGAAACGGCCTACCAGCCATTTCAAACTATGCAAATTCCGTAGGACAACCGCGAGGAAAGCACGCTCGAATTGGTTGATGTATAGAAAAGAGATTCAAAATGAATACATACTATTTAGCGCACCACGGAATTACAGGAATGAAATGGGGCGTATGGAACGAGGAAACTCGTAGGAAAAGACTTGGCTTGGGTGGTAGATATAATCATAATAAAGCCAAAAAACAAGCTGAAAAAATAGTCAAAAGAGAGAATAAAGGCGGCGGGCCATTACGAGGTTTTAGAGCATATAAAACAGCTAAAAATTTCGAAAAGGGAACTCGTAGGGCACAAAAAGTTATAGTTAAAGAAGCTAAAATAATAGATAAAGATCCGCTATCGAGTTCGGAAAATAGAAATTTAGCAAAAAGAGTTATTGCTGGTGAAAAGGCTATTCGACAGCTTGAAAAAACTTATGGTAAATTACCTTCTAGACAACTCATTGATACAGCAACAGCTGCTAACACGTATAATTCAATGCAAAAAGGTGGCGCTGGGGCAAGGAGAAAATTAAATAAAGAGCGAATGGCTATAGATGTTGCACGTCAGGGAGCAAACATTTTAGACAGAATGTCGGATGATTATATGAATACGCTGGTGTCTGATATTAGGACAAGTAGACGCGACTAAACGATGCGTAAGGAGGTATTCACCGTGGCACTTTCGAACATCGCCGTTCCAAAGTACTACGGCGAATTCCGAGACAGAGTGGTTTCTGGAGAAATACCAGTTAATGAAGAAATTTCCATGGAGATGAATCGAATAGATGATCTCATAGCAAACCCTGGGATTTTTTACGACGATGAAGCTGTTGAGGGATGGATTGAGTTTTGCAATAACGAGCTTGTTCTTACAGATGGTAGCGATTTAAACCTTTTAGAAACCTTCAAGCTATGGGGAGAACAAGTATTCGGATGGTATTATTTTGTCGAGCGATCTGTTTATGAGCCATATAAAAATGGTCGCGGCGGGCATTATGTTCGAAAGAATATAAAAAAGAGACTTATAAACAAGCAATATTTAATAGTAGCTAGAGGAGCTGCGAAATCGATGTACGCCGGGGCAATACAAGCGTATTTCGTTGCTGTGGATCCAAGTACGACAGATCAGATAGTAACTGCCCCTACTATACGTCAGGCTGAAGAAACTCTTTCTCCTATACGGACGGCAATTGCTCGATCTCGTGGGCCGTTGTTCCAATTTATGACCGAGGGGTCTATAAATAATACGACAGGTTCAAAGATGAATCGTCCAAAACTAGCTTCTACCAAGAAAGGCATTGAAAACTTTCTTACAAACTCAATAGTAGAAGCAAGACCAATGGCCATAGATAAGCTTCAGGGTGCTCGCCCACGCATAACGACTGTTGACGAATGGCTTTCCGGCGACATTCGAGAAGATGTGATAGGCGCCGTAGAACAAGGCGCATCTAAAATGGATGATTATTTGATAATAGCCACTTCTTCTGAAGGAACTGTTCGTAACAGCGCCGGCGACTCAATCAAAATGGAATTGATGTCCATACTCAAAGGAGATTATATAAATCCACATGTATCTATATGGTACTACAAGCTCGACGACGTAAAGGAAGTTGGCGACCCTGAGATGTGGCTAAAAGCTCAACCAAATCTCGGAAAAACCGTTTCTTATGAAACATATCAATTGGATGTGGAAAGAGCTGAAAAGAATCCATCTGCTAGAAACGATATTCTTGCCAAAAGATTTGGCCTCCCGATGGAGGGGTATACGTATTTCTTTACTTATGAAGAAACTCTACCACATCGCAAACGAAGCTTCTGGTCCATGCCGTGTTCTATGGGAGCAGATCTTTCGCAAGGCGACGACTTCTGTGCATTCACATTTTTATTTCCTCTCAGAGATTCTTCCTTTGGCGTCAAGACAAGATGCTACATAAGTGAACTTACTTTGAATAAACTTCCTCTTGCTATGAGACAAAAGTATGAGGAGTTTATAGAAGAAGGAAGTTTGATTGTTATGGACGGTACCGTCCTTGACATGATGGACGTGTACGAAGATTTGGATAGTTTTATATCCACATCTGATTACGATGTTTTATCATTCGGTTTCGACCCGTACAATGCAAAAGAATTTGTTAAGAGATGGGAAACTGAAAATGGCCCATATGGAATAGAAAAAGTAATCCAGGGCGCCAAGACAGAGTCTGTCCCATTGGGAGAGTTAAAAAAGTTAGCAGAAGAAAGAATGCTACTTTTTGACGAAGAATTGATGTCGTTTTGCATGGGCAACTGTATTACTCTTGAAGATACAAATGGGAATCGAAAACTTTTGAAAAAAAGAAACGATAAGAAAATAGACAGCGTCTCAGCAATGATGGACGCGTATGTTGCTTATAAAATAAACAGGGAGAGCTTCGAGTAAGGAATTCAAAATGGAAACATACAGAGATTTTATAGCACATCATGGCGTCTCAGGAATGAAGTGGGGCGTTAGAAACCAGGAAACTTTGCGGAAATATGGCTTACTTGGTTCGCTGAAAAATAATGCTGGCGCAGTGGCAGATCGAGCTGGTGTCGGCGGATCTGGTGGTTTTAAGGATCCTGATGCTCCTGAAAATTGGGAAGATCTTGAAGATGGATCAAATTATATGGCAGTAGACTCTAAGGGGCGTAGAATATTTAAGGATGAAAACGGTAAACCATATGCGGTTGATGCTAGAACTGGTCGCCGCATCCCAATTGACGATTTAAACCCCAATGACATTGTAAGATTTGAAAAACTTGGTAGAGAGACTGCAAATAATTGGAATGAAATACCAGATGCTTCCAATGATTATTATATATATGATAAAGATAAAAAAGAATACTTTAAAAAAGACGAAAATGGAAATCCATGTCCATATGATCCAAAAACTGGAATGTCTTTTGGTGCTAGAGAATATTACGAACCAAGAAATTATACAGTGGTTGAAGAATCAGAACACGAGAATAGAAGAAAAAGAAGAGAGCAAGGAAAAGAAACAATTCTTGACAAAGGGCACGATTTCATATACGACCTAATGAATAGACCTGGTTCAAAATAATTCGACGTTATTTATATCTATTTAGTAAAAAATGTAAATTATATAAATACGTTCGAAGAAAGGATAAAATAGAAATGGATACATACTATTTATCCCACCATGGAATTACAGGAATGAAATGGGGCCCAAACATGTTTTGACAAATAAGTATGTAGTAAGTAAAAGTTCTGGGGATAAGGGAACAATCACTATTTCTATGATTCCAAAGATTTAAAAATTGGGAATTAATGTGATTATAGTTAAGGAGGTGACTATGTCATTAAAAGATCGCTTTAACAATGCATGGAATGCGTTTAAAACTGAAGAGCAAAGACGCGACGAAGCTTTTACTAATGGCGATTATTCGGCGTTATCGCTTCCTGGGTATAGACGACAAGATCGATATCGGATGCGATTTGGCAACGAGCGCTCTTTAATAAATTCTATATACAATAGAATAGCAAACGATGTTGCAGCAGTAACGATCCAGCATGTGCGAGTCGATAGTAACGATCGGTATATAGAAACTATGGATTCTGGATTAAACGAATGCTTGACGTTATCTGCGAATATTGATCAGACATCTAGGGATTTTGTGATAGATCTTGTCTTATCGATGTTGGATGAGGGCGTAGTTTCTGCTGTTCCGGTAGATACTAGCGTTGACATTGTAAATAACAATTCTTTTGATATACACACAATTAGAACTGGTCGAATAATATCGTGGATGCCGCATTATGTAAAAACAGAAGTTTATAACGAGCGTACTGGAACAAAAGAAGAATTGACTTTACCGAAAGATAAAATAGCAATTATTGAAAACCCATTTTATTCTGTTATGAACGAACCAAATTCAACTTTAAAAAGGCTCATTTATAAATGGAATTTACTAGACCAAATAGATGGCCAAGCCGCGTCTTCGAAATTAAATCTTCTATTCCAGTTGCCGTATAGTTTAAAATCTCCAACGAGACTAGCTCAAGCAGAGGAACGTAGAAAAGCTTTGGAAGATCAGTTAGAAAATTCTACATATGGAATCGCTTACATAGATAGTACAGAAAACGTAACGCAATTAAATAGGCCAATAGAGAACGATTTGGCCAATCAAATCAATGACCTTACCAATCAATTGTATTCTCAACTCGGTGTTGGAAAAGAAGTATTTGAAGGAACGGCAAATCAAGAACAGATGCTTATATATAACAATAAAGTTATAGAACCTATACTTTCTGTAATACAATTAGAGTTTACTAGAAAATTTCTAACACCTACTGCCAGAACACAAGGTCAAAAAATACAATACCATATGGATCCGTTTAGACTTGTTCCGGTTGGACAATTGGCAGATATAGCAGACAAATTTACAAGAAACGAGATTGTGTCGTCTAATGAATTTAGGGCTACTATAGGCTTTAAAGCTAGCGATGATCCTAGAGCAGACCAACTCATTAACAAGAACATTCCAACCGATCAAATACATCCAGAGCTGGCTAATCAAAATGGAACCATGGACGACGATTCTATTGGTCAAGATGAAGAACCTACAAATATTGATTTGGAATCCCTTGAGAAAGAATTGGATAATATAGAAATAGATGAGTCTAACTCTAGTGAAGTTGAAAAATTATTAGATGAGATATCGTCTATGTTAGAAGAGTGATGCTTATGGCATATGCGAACAAATACTATGATCCCGTAAAAGCTCATGAATATTATTTGCGAACTCGTCAATTAAAAGGTTATAAAAATAGATACGGAGGATCCAGGGGTGACGGAACATCCGCTGCTTCTGGAGGATCTATGACCTCTAAAGAATACAGAAAACAGCAGAAAGAAAAAACAAAAGAATACAATGATCAAATAAAAGCCAAACAGACAGCTTTAAAAGAAGCAAACAAAAATAAAATAAATAGTATAAGCGACCAAATATCAAATCTTAGAGCAGATCTTGCTGGCATGAGTACTGAAGACAGAGCTAAATATTCTAAAAGTATCAATAGAAAAATAGACTCTTTGAGAAGAGAAATACTGAGAATAAAAGACAAACAGGCAGACGACATACAAGAACTCAGAACTCAAACAAAAGGAGGGTCTCAAGCTGGCTTTAACGAAAAGGGAAAGCAAGCTGTTAAAGATCTAAAAGAAAGACTAAAAGAAGAGTCTAAGCAATTGACAAAAAAAGTTAATAGAAATATAGATGACCAAATGTTAGCTGACGTTCGACGGTTTCATGGCGACGTGAAAGCCCTTCGAGAAAAAGGAATAGGATTTAGTAGAGCACAGTTTAAAAATCGATTTAATGGATTCAAAAGACAAGCCCGACAAGCAAGGGATAAAGCATTAACTGCTCAAAAAGCTGAATTTCATCAGAAGTACAAAGACGAAATAGATAACCTTAGAAAAGATGAAACAAACTTTGATTATTATGATAAGAAGAAATCTAGAGATTTAAAGAGAAAAGATCAAGACGTCCTTAGAAAAATAAAATACGATGCTCAAGATAAAAAAGATGCGGAAAGAGAAGCAAAGAAAAGAGAAAAAGAAGAAGAAAGAAGACTTAAAAAAGAAGAACGAGAAAGACAGAAAGCAGAGAAAGAAGCAGAAAAAGAAAGAAAACGTAGAGAAAAAGAGGCTTCTAAATCATCTAAGTCTAAGGGGTCTACAAAATCTAAAAAGTCTGTTGGGTCTACAAAATCTGAAAAATCCACAGGATCTTTCCTTGGATATTACAAAACCACTAGAGGTAGGGAATACGTTGGTAAATACAAGTAGGAGTCTGGTAATTTATCTATTTAGACATACAAAAAGCTTATAGAAAATTATTTGGACAAATATTTGAATTTTGGAATTGAAAGGACGCATTATGGATTATGATTTCAGTGGATACGCCACTAAAAATGATCTTAAATGTGCCGACGGACGGATTATACGACATGACGCCTTTAAAGAAAACGACGGTAAAATTGTTCCGTTGGTTTGGCAACATGTACACAACGATCCAACAAATGTCCTTGGTCATGCTTTGTTAGAAAATAGATCTGACGGAGTTTATGCATACGGTACGTTTAATAAAACGGAAAGTGGTAAACATGCAAAAGAGATGGTGAAAAATGGTGATATTTCTTCATTGTCTATTTTTGCAAATCGCTTGGAGCAACACGGAAGCGATGTTGTTCACGGGATTATCAGAGAAGTCAGTCTTGTTATGGCTGGCGCAAATCCCGGTGCGCTGATCGACAATATCAGCTTTGCTCACTCGGATGGCTCTATAATCGAGTCAGAAGACGAAGCGGTTATATTTTCTGGTGTGGAGGGGCTAGAAGCTATTTCACATGCCGACGATGAAAAGAATAAAAAAGATACAAATGATTCCGAAAACAACGAAGATATTAAAGAAGATGAAGTTGAGAAAAATGATGAAAACGATGAAAATGATGAAAAGGAGAAAAGAATGAGCAACGATAAACAAGATTCCCTTACGGAAGACGAGATGGAAAAAGTTCGCGAGATGCTTAAACATGCGGATGACGCAAAAGATAATGAAAATGCAGATGAGAAAACTGTTCAAGACGTGATTGACAGTATGTCTGAAGAACAAAAGCAGGTTATGTATTATATTGTTGGTAAAGCAATTGAAGATGCTTCCGGCGAAGATATTGAAGATGATGATTCTAAAGAAGGAGAAAAAACTATGAAGCACAACGTATTCGACGGTTCCATGGAAGACGCTGGCGATATCATCAGCCATGACGAGTTAAATGGCATTCTTGAAAGCGCCGGTCGCTCCGATTCCCTTAAGGAAACCTTCCTTGAGCACGGCATCGAGAATCTTGAAATTCTATTCCCCGAAGCTCGTGCTGCCCGTCCCACGCCCGACATGGTCACTCGCGATCAGGCATGGGTCACTGAATTCTGGAATGCGCTTTACAAGTCGCCCTTTAGCCGCATCAAGTCTTCTTACACCGTTGGTCTGACCAAGGAAGAAGCTCGTGCAAAGGGCTACCTGAAGGGCAATCGCAAGATCGACGAGCAGTTCGCATTGCTCGGTCGCGAGACTACTCCTCAGACCATCTACAAGAGGCAAAGCCTCGATCGCGATGACGTCGTCGACATTACCGACATTGACATCGTTGCGTGGCTCAAGGCCGAATTGCGAATGATGCTGAACGAGGAAATCTGCCGTGCGATTCTCGTTGGCGACGGTCGTGACCCCAATGCACCCGACAAGATCAAGGAAGATCGTGTGCATTCGATTTACAACGATGCCGATACTTACACCATTCATTACAATGTTGAGTATTCGGACGATGCTGACGATGACACCAAGTCCATGGCTATCGTTGACGCGGCGATCAAGTCTCGCAAGGAATACAAGGGCTCCGGCAATCCGGTGTTCTATGCCACAAACGAGGTTATCTCGCAAATGCTTCTTGCTCGCGACAAGATTGGCCGTCGCATGTACAAGGATGAAAGCGAACTTGCGTCGGCTCTTCGTGTTCGCAAGGTGGTCGAGGTTCCGATCATGGAGGGTGCTACTCGTACCGATAAGGATACGGATGAGGAATTCAATCTTCTTGCCATTATTGTAAATCCCGCCGACTATACTGTTGGTGCTGATAAGGGTGGCGAAGTCAGCCTGTTCGACGATTTCGACATCGACTTCAACCAGATGAAGTATCTGATCGAAACCCGTATCTCCGGTGCTCTTACCAAGCCGTTCTCGGCTATTGCTCTTGAGCGTTCGGCTACTGGGAATGATTCCGGCGGTTCCAACGATAACCCGACTCCCGTTGACGGTGACTAACCGTTTTTAAATCAAAATGGAAGGAGTTGAACGATGACGCGTATAGAAACCAAGAATTATTACACGGTTGAAGAAATCGCTAAAATGTTCCATAGAACCGTATCCAACATAAAATCTTGGATTCGCTACGGTGATTTTTCAGAAAAAGATGTTTTGATCTTTGAGGGAAACATCTACGTTAAGAAAAAAGCCGTCGACGAATTTAAGAACAGAATAATTGACTAACAAAGACGAGGTTATTACGATGGCTAAATTTTATGGACCAATAGGATTCGTTGTTTCTACCGAAACAGAAAAAGGATCTGGTATTTGGGACGATGTAGTTGTAGAACGCAACTACAGAGGCGATGTGATACGAAATTATAAACGATGGGATAATGGAGAGCATTTAAACTCTGATTTGAACATTAATAATACTATTTCTATAGTGGCTGATCCGTATGCCTCTGCTAAAATATTTGCCATACGTTATGTTAAATGGCTCGGGGGGTATTGGCAAGTGACGAATGTCGAAGTTCAGCCCCCCAGGCTGTTATTGAGTATAGGGGGTGTATATAATGGACCGACGAAGGAATCTTCAGGATCTTTTAGTGAACATCCTAGGTTCAACTAATGTTTATTTTCAGCCTCCCCCAACAATTCAAATGAAATACCCATGCATAGTTTACGAGCGAAGCAGCGGCGATACTCAGTTTGCTGATAACAATCCGTATACGTTTAAGTTACGATATAAAGTAACGTATATAGATCGATCGCCGGAAAACACGATAGTTCGTAAAATAGCCTCGTTGCCAATGTGCACATACGATAGGTTTTACACATCTGATGGGTTAAACCACGATGTATTTAATTTATATTATTAAAAAGTTAGGAGATAAGATGGCTAAACTTGTTTGGGATCAGACTGGCCAACGTTTTTACGAAACCGGTACTGATCACGGGGTTCTTTATCCCGCTTTAGAAACCGTTACGGATCCGACTAAGCCGTATGGAGCTGGCGTTGCTTGGAATGGTTTGACTGCCGTAAATGAAAGTCCTTCTGGTGCAGAACCGACTGAATTATGGGCAGATAACATCAAATATCTTAATTTGATGTCTACGGAAACGTTCGCTTGCACTATTGAGGCGTATACTTATCCAGAAGAATTCGAAGCCTGCGACGGATCTCGCGCAATTGCAACCGGCGTTACTATTGGTCAGCAGCCTAGAAAGATGTTTGGTTTTAGTTATAGGACTCTTGTTGGTAATGATCAGCAGTCCAACGACTATGGCTACAAGCTGCATCTTGTTTATGGGTGTTTGGCGTCTCCTTCTGCTAAGAATTACCAAACCGTTAATGATAGCCCTGAGGCTATTACGTTTAGCTGGGAAGTAAGCACTACTCCGGTTGAGGTTACCGGCTTCAAGCCGACTGCAACTTTGGTTATCGATAGCAAGAAGACCGCAGCTGCCAAGCTCACTGCTCTTGAGGATATTCTTTACGGCACTGAGGGTAGTGGAACTACTGCTGCTCCTCGACTTCCTCTACCGAACGAAGTAGTTACTTTGCTATCCTAAAATCTAAATAAAAATAATCAGCTCTTGAAAGGAGAATAAAATGCTTAAAAAAACGATAAAGTATGAAGATTATAATGGGGATATTCGAGTCGAAGATTTTTATTTCAATCTAACTCGTACTGAGCTTATCGAAATGGAGTTTGTTGGGTCTAATGGCGGAAGCTTTACCGATAGCATTCGAACGCTAATGAGCTCTCCTGATAATGGTGAAATTATCAAGACTGTAAAGCATATTATCCTGTCGTCTTATGGTGAGAAATCGGCAGACGGACGTCGTTTTGTTAAAAACGACGAAGTTAGAGAAGCATTCGTGCAGAGCCCGGCGTATGATGCTCTTTATATGGAGTTGTCTACGGACGCTCAGGCTGCTTCCGATTTCTTCAATGGACTAATTCCTGCGTCCATATCGTCCCAAATGGAATCCATGTCTGATGAGGAAATTATTCGAAAATGGAAAGATTTGGAAGAAGAGAAGATTGAAAAAAAGCTTTCCGAATCGACTGAAAATTCGAATTAGAGTTTAGAGGAGTTGGGGAATGCTTGAGATAGTCGTTAATGGTAGAGAAATGTACGACGAGAATACGCAGTTGTTCATTTCTATAAAAGATACTGTACTTCATCTAGAGCATTCCCTGCTCTCTATTTCTAAGTGGGAAAGTAAATGGCATAAACCATTTATCCCAACCTCCAAGGATGAGGAGCGCTCTCATGAAGAGCAGATAGATTATGTTAAATGCATGACGATAGATCATAATATAGATCCAGCAGTATATTATTGTTTATCGAATAAAAATATATTGGATATAAACGAATATATCAACAATCCTATGACGGCTACTACTGTTAGGGACATGCCGAACATGCCGCTACGTAGAGAGATAGTGACATCTGAAGTAATATATTTCTGGATGGTTAATTATGGAATACCATTTGAATGCGAAAAATGGCATTTGAATAGACTCATCATGCTTATAAAAGTTTGCTCTGCTAAGAATAATCCGAAGAAAATGAACAATAAAGATATTGTAGCTCAGAATCGAAAAATAAACGAAGCTAGAAAGAAAGCTCTTGGAACTCGGGGGTAGCGATGATATCGGTTAAACACGAGGGAAGTTTTAAGAATATTTTAAAATATTTGGATTTTTCCAGGAAAGATAGAAAAATAGAAGAAGTGCTGTCCAGGTATGGCAGAGAAGGAATCCAGGCATTATCTATGAATACCCCGGTAGATTCTGGAGAAACTGCTTCCATGTGGGATTACGAGATACATAAAAGCAATGGCAGATACGAATTGGTATGGACTAACGATAATATTAATGACGGAATACCAATTGCCATTCTATTACAATATGGGCATGCAACTAGAAATGGCGGTTATGTCCAAGGGATTGACTATATAAATCCGGCAATGAGGCCTTTGTTTGATAAAATGGCTGAAAATATATGGAGGGAGGTCGCAAGCTTATGAGCAGTATCGATAATAGAGTTGTAAAACTAGTATTCGATAATTCTAAGTTTGAAAAAAATGCTTCCACCTCCATGAAGACACTGAATAATTTAAAAGCGTCTTTGGATTTTAGTGGAGCAGTAAAAGGGCTAGACGAAATACAAAAACAAGTTGAAAATACGAAATTCGATTCAATAGAAAAATCTTTGATTAATCTGGAGAAAAGATTTTCTCCTTTAGGCATCGCTGGAATGACTATTTTTAGCGAACTTACAAAAGCCGCAATGAATTTCGCAGCCACTGTTGCCGGTAAGGTGACAGATTCTATCGTTTCTGGCGGCGCAAAAAGAGCGTTTGCTTTGGAAAACGCTAGATTTACTCTACAGGGTTTGACAAAAGATGCTGAAACAGTCAATCAAGTAATGGAAGATGCATTGCAATCCGTAAAAGGAACTGCATATGGTTACGGCGATGCTGCTTCAGCTGCTTCACAGCTATTCGCAAGCGGTATTCAAGCTGGCGAACAAATGCAAACTGTATTGAGTGGCATTACTGGTGTGGCGGCCACAACAAATAGTAACTATTCGGAAATAGCTCATATTTTTACGACAATTGCCGGTAATGGTCGTTTGATGACCGAACAGCTTAATCAATTCAGTTATAGAGGTATGAATGCGGCGGCAACGCTGACGGATGCATTTAATCAAGTATTGAACGGTTCTTCGACTCTATCAGAAGAATTACAAGACCACATTCGAGCAGCAGTCGAATTTGGCATGGCTGAAGTAAAAGATTTTGGTGGTAGTTTAGAAGGTATTACAGAAGGCGATTTAAGAGCATTAGTTTCTAAAGGTGCTATTCAATTCGACATGTTTGCTGGAATAATGTCGTCAACATTTGGCGAGCATGCATTTAATGCAAATAAAACATTTAATGGCGCCATGGAAAACATACAAGCTGCTTTATCCAGAACTGGTGCAATGTTTTATACAGAGTTGATAGCTCAGGAAGGGCCGATAGTACAGCTATTCAATTCCGTAATGAAGGCTATAGACTCCGTCAACGATGGATTGAAACCTGTTGCCGAAGTGTGGTCTAGATTTGTAAATAGTTTAGCAGATGCCGGACGAATAGCAATCGATACCTTTTCTGGTAATGGTGGATTTAACGCTCTTTCCGAAAGTCTTAGGTTTTTTGCTGCTATTTTAGAACGAGTATGGGCCATTGTATCTGTAGTATTCTTTGGCGTAGAAGGTTTGGATATTCCTGGATTAATTGGTAAAATAGTAGAGAAATTTAAATCCGTTGCCGACTCGTTGGATATTAGCGAAGACCATTGGAATACTTTTCGAACAACATTGGCAACTGTCAAAGTTGTTTTGGAGGGTGTTTGGAATATATTTTCTTCTGTTCTTAGTGTAGTATGGTCTTTTATTTCTGCTTTGTCTGAAATATATGTTTTAGATCAATTATCGTATACTGTTTATAGAATAGCCGATGGCTTTAGAGCTTTTACAGAATCTATAAAACCTTCTGCAGAGCAACTGGATAAGTTGAAAAATTTCTTTAAGGGATTTTTTAAATTAGCCGGATCTGTGGCCACAATAATCGTTGATGTTTTATCCGGAGCTTTTGGAACTCTTGGTACTATATTTGAAAAATTGACAGCTGGTAGCGATGGTTTATATGATGTTTTATCTCTTATCGGTGATGTTTTATACATTGCCGGTGCGAATTTAAAGAGTTTCTATGATGTTATATCATCTAGAATTAATCTCGACCCCCTTGTCGAAGGCATCGGCAATCTTAAAGACCGCTTATCGAATTTTATAAATTTTGATGATCTTACCAGCGGCTTTAGAGATTTTGTAGAAACGCTAAAGGCAGATGCAGAGGCAGGCAACTTCCCATTAATAGATAATTTAGGGGAAACCCTTGATACTTTTAAAGCTCATATAGAAAACAATATTCCACATATAGTAGAAGTCTTTGAGACTTTTAAAAATGGTGTTGTAGAAAAAGTAGATTTTATAAAGAACGAGATAAGCAGTAAAATTCCAGAAATAACTATAGATTTTGATACTCTTAAAGAATCTATAGCTAATTTGGCAAATGATATAAAAAATAATCTTGAAATCGAAGTCCCTTCATTTTTTGAAAAAATAAAGAATGTGTTAGAGACTCTAAAAACCAAATTTCAAGAAGTCGCTCCCATAGTTAAAGAAAAAGTAGACGAAATACGAGGTAGTCTAGCAAATCTAGTTAAAGGAGTATCCTCGGATGCGACTAAATACGAAGGCTTAGACATAGTTGGCTTGCTTGGGATAGGCGGCATGGCGTTTGCTGTAAAAAAGATATTTGATATTTTCAAAAAACTCAAGGGTGGCGAAGAAGGTGGAGGAATCATCGACGGTTTAATGGAGATAAAAGACGCTGTTGTCGATACTTTTGGCTCTATTCAATCCACGTTAAAAGCCGGATCACTCCTTGCAATCGCGATTTCTATTGGCGTACTTGCATATTCATTGTCTAAAGTCGCCTCGATTCCTACCGAAAACCTTCTTGGCGGATTGGGCGCCATAAGTGTTTTAGTTTTTGAAATGAAAGCTATTATGACCCATCTTGGTGGTTTAGACCCTAAAAATGTTGGTCAAATGATAGTCACAACCGCCTCTCTTGTTGTATTCTCTTATGCTATAAAGAATTTAGCAGAGTCGATTGTTGTTATTGGCGCTCTATCGATGGAGTCCATATTAAAGGGTATAACAGTAGTAACTATTTTGATAGCCGAATTAATCGGTGTATCTAAGATTTTAAATAAAGAAAAATCCGGTATGGCTAATGGGGTAATGACGTTGCTTGGTATGGCGACAGCAGTATATATCCTTACTAAACCCATAGAGATGCTCGGAAATATGGATCAGGAAAAACTCAAGCAAGGTCTTTCTGCAGTTGCAATATTGATAGCTGGCCTTGGCGCAGTCGGATATGCTCTAGGCAAAAGTGGATTTGGTTTGAGCGCAGGTGCCGGACTCATTGCCATGGCGACATCGCTCTATATCATGTATGGGGCAGTTCATTTGTATGCCAATTTAGATTGGGCGTATTTCTTGGATGGTCTTGGAAAACTCGGGGCTGTTTTGGCGGTATTGGCCGGGGCTGGATATGTTCTTGGAATTTCCAATTTTGGCGTTAGTGCTGGAATTGGTCTAATTGCTATGGCGACATCTTTGTTTATAATGTATGGCGCGATACAATTGTATAAAAATATAAACCTAATGGAACTTGCTAGCGGGCTTATAAAAGTTGGCTTGGCATTAGGCGTGCTTGTACTTGCTGCCGCTCTAGTTGGTAATGTTCGATTTAACGCCAGTGACGGTGTGGGTCTTATGGCTATAGCCGCAGCTTTAGTTATTTTGGCTGTCGGCATAACAATGCTTGCATCCGTTCCGACTTTAGTGGTTGCCGCTAGTTTGGCGATATTATTTGTTGCATTATTGGCTTTTGGTGCATTAGCTTATGCTCTGGCGCCAGTCGCCCCAGTGTTAATGCAGATGGCCATCGCTATAGGTATATTTGCTGTAAGTGCGGTTTTAATATCAGCAGCATTAATGTTAATAGTAGTTGCGTTAGGTGCCTTTGGTGCTGCTATTGTCGGCTTTATCAATACAGCAGCATCCATGGTAGATCCTATGCTGGAAGCATTTACCAATTTTATAAATGCTTCGGCTGAAGGAATACGAAACAATCAAGACCAGCTATTGGACGCCATCGGTAATTTATTACTAGCATTCGGTGAAATGTTGCTGAATGCATTTTCTAAGTTGGGAGAATTCTTAACTACAACCGTATGGCCATGGATCCAAGAAAACGGCCCGGCAATTGTTCAGGGATTGATTGATGGCATAGTGAGTCTTGCTGGAAGTTTAGCCGAAGGCGCGGTCATGCTATTCAACGCGTTCGTTGAGGGGCTGGCTGGGATATGGCCATGGATCCAAGAAAACGGTCCGGCAATTGTTCAGGGATTGATTGATGGCATACTAGGCTTCTTAGCAGGTATTGGCGAAGCGGCCGGAAAGATATTCGAAGAGTTCTGCAAAGCAATGGATGCTTTCTGGCCTTGGCTTGCTGAAAATGGCCCGAAGATCGTGACGGATCTCATTTCCGGAATACTAAGCATGCTCGTAGAAATTGGAAAAGCTGCTGGCGATCTGATTCAGGGATTAATCGATGGTCTTGCAGAAGGCGTTTCAGACATGCTTGAGGCTGGGGCCAACCTTGTTCAAGGTTTTGTTGACGGATTGCTCGGCGCTCCTAAGAAAATAGCCGATGCCGCAATGAATATGGGTAATGAGGCTCTTAATGGGCTGAAAGATTTCTTGGGTATTGCTTCTCCTTCTAAAGAGGCCATGAAGCAAGGTCAATGGTTTGTTCAAGGCTTTATAGATGGAATTGAAAAACTTAAAAATAAAGCTGCTGAAGAAACGGAAAGTGTTGGACTTGCAGTTATGAACGCACTTGACGTTGGGGTAGATCCGGAGTACCATCCGACAATCTCTCCTGTTATGGATTTGTCAAACGTTCAAAATGGAATTGGAACGATGAACTCAATGTTCGATTCTATGCCAAATACATATAATGTTAACGGCTCGATTGGATCGATGTTCAATTCTGTTCCCGATACATATGGTATAAACGGGGCTATCGATGCTCAGAACATGCTTAACAACCAAGCGATGCTGTCTCTTGGCTCCGGTGCTGATTACGGAGCCATCATTCAAGGAATGCTGAACATACAGAATGACCTTGCCAAATACAGCGAGATCATGACCAAACTCAATATAGTTATGGACACCGGAACGCTTGTTGGTCAGCTTACACCTGGAATCGACAGACAACTTGGTAGGAATGCTATGATGGCAGGACGGGGGGTGTTATAGAGTGTATCATTCGATAACTTTTTGGACTAGTGGATCCACGGTTAGCAAAATAGCAAACACGTATGATGATTTTTGTCTGGTTCCCGAAACCATTGCGGCTATAGCGCCCCCTATGACTAAGCGACAAACGGTCGATATACCTGGTGGGAATGGATTGTTGGATTTAACTGATTCTTTACGTAAATACCCAGTCTATAACAATAGAGAAGGATCGATAACGTTTCATGTCCTAAACGATAGAAGGAGCATAAGCAATATAACTTGGCCAAACCTGTATTCGAAGATAATGAATCTTCTTCAGGGCAGGCTTGTTCTTGCTACTTTGGATGACGATCCAGGATGGTATTACAAAGGTCGATGGGATGTTTCTGCTTGGAGTCCGAGCAATGATGGAACGTGGCCAAAGGTTCAGTTTAACTACTACTTACAGCCATACAAATTGTCGAACCAACAGCAAACCCTCACCTACACAATACCGTCATCAAGCTCTTTGTCGCATTTGGAAACTGTGACGCGTGATAAAATCGGTGAAGGTCCGGTAGTAGCACCGACAGTGACAACTACAGGTCAGAATACGACGATAAAGGTAACAAATTCCAAAACTGGATATTCTTATCAGAAAACTTATACTTCTGCCGGATCTTTCACCGATGCGGCGATGGTTTTATACGATTATACTGGAAATGGAACTGCTATATATGCTCAAGGAACTGGATCGGTGACATTTAAATTCAACAAAAGGAGTTTGTAGTCATGTATCAGGTTTATATAGACTCTGTGTTAGTATATGATGACTTGGTTCCAGACACCGAATATTTGAAAATGGTTGACCCAACACTTGAAATAGACATAAACTCGGCGGGGACGTTCACTGCAAAAATACCCCCTACGAATGTTGGGTATAATTTGGCAAGCCCGCTCTCGTCTACTGTCGAAGTTTACAAAGATGGCGCCTGGTTATGGACTGGGCGCCCTCTTACTGTGGATGAAGATTTCTTTGGAATGAAAACCATCAAATGCGAGGGTGCATTTTCATTTTTGAACGACATAATCATCCCATTCAAGATGTATGACAACAAGCAAGTATTAGCTATTGTTGCCGATGTATTAAGTACTTACAACAATAAAGCCTCTGATAATAGAAAGATATATCGCGGCATGATAGCATCTTCGACGGAGGGCGGCGCCCCAATAGCGAATTACGACATGGTTTCGGATAACAATTCGGCAATGGAATGCATCAACGAAATCATCGAGCATTGGGGTTTGTTCCCAAGAATAAGAAAAGTTTCAGGAAATCTTTACCTTGACTTGATAACCACATCATATTTTAACATGTCGACTCAACGGATAGACTTTGGAAAAAACCTTCTTGACTATGCCAAAACGAACGATTGGTCTGGAATAGTCACATCCATCATGCCAATAGGCAAAGAACTCGACACGCATAAAGAGAGCGGCAAGGAAGAATACCCCGATAGGGTGAATATTTCTTCTGTCAACGGCGGATCCAAATACTTGACAAGAAATGCAGACAAGGAAAGGTACGGCCTTATAGAACAAAAAGTCGAATGGAACGATGTCGATGATCCATCTACGCTTAAGCAACTTGCCGAAGTATATTTGGACGAAATGCAGTATGGAGAACTTAGCATAACTGTAACCGTTGCAGATCTGCACTATCTCGACGTGAATGTCCAGTCTTTTGATATTTACACACAGGTTAACTGCTATTCCGCTCCTCATGGTCTGGACAAGACTTTTGTCGTAACCAAGATGTCCATCCCATTCGACCATCCGGAAAATGCAAAGTTCGAATTCTCAAGATCTACCTATGCAAGCATGGGGGCTACTAGTTCGGTAAAGAATTACTCGAAATCGATGTCCAACATAGCCGGACATATTCCAAAAATTACCGAGTTTAGAAAAGTTGCAAGAAGTAATGCTGCAGAACTGATATTATCGGCCACGAACGGTTTTGTTAGCTTAGTCCAAAGCCAAGACGGTTCCCATGTTGAATATTTGTCGATTACAAATACCGAAAATCTTGATGACGCAACCAGACGATGGGTTTGGACTGTAAACGGCTTGATGCATCAGAAGAGAAATTCAAAAGACGAGCCGTGGAGAAACGAAGACACAAACATCGCAATAACTATGGACGGCGAGATTGTGGCGGATGTTATAACAACTGGCGTGATACGTGCCGGCGAGAATTACATAAATCTCGATACTGGCGAGGTTGTTCTTCAGAATGCAAAGTATATAGAGGGCGGAAAAACTATCGATTATGTCGAACTTGCTAAGAGTGGAAAAATAGAAGCCGAAAAAGCAACGGCAATAGCGATCAAGGCGAACGACAAGCAGGTTGGCAGTACTAACCTTCTATATGACACAGCCACTATGCAAGCTTGGGTTGTTGCTGGAACGCTCAATGGCGGCGAATACGACATACACGATTTCGATCCATGGGACTTGCAAGAAGGTATAAACGACAAAACCAGAGGGTACAACACGTATTATTTCATGGGTTATAGCGGAACTCCGATAGGTTGGAATGTTGTTCTCAAATCTCCAAAAGGGAAGTTGAGAGTTTACGACGTAAAAAGTAGAAGACTTACGTTGTCTTTTTACACGCAAAGCAATGCTATGAGAGCACCGATTGGAAACAATAACGCATTATTCGTATCTTTGTGCTTATGCGATGAGAACGGAAATCGAAAGAGATGGCGAGATATTCGCGTTAACGAGGTAATTCCAGAGCAATTAGAACATAGGGTGAAAATATCGTTTACGATGGAGGCCGAATATTTCACTGGAGGGACATATACTGGAAACATAGACGCATTGTATTTCGAGGTTTGGTCGTTTCCAAGAACTGACGCCCATTTGTATTTCAATAGATTCAAACTTGAATTCGGAGATGTGGCTACCGAATGGGATTCGAATTACAGAGATTTGAAGTCTGAGTCGGAAAGGGCTGCCAATTCGGCATACGAGGCGGCAAGAACTTACACCAACGCCATCTCAAAGAAAGACAGAGAATTCACCGAAGACCAATCGAAAGCTTTGAAAGAAAGCCTCACGCAGCGCGAGATATTGAGGATTATAACAAATGATTTCAAGACAAAAGGCTTTTGGTTAGAAAAAAATGAACTGTATATAAACGGCACATATATTCGAAGTGGAACCATTGATGCCGGTATCATTAAGGCTGGCATACTCATTGACGAGGCTGAAAATAATTTATGGAATCTTGCGACGGGATATTTCCAGACAAAGAATGCTGTAATGATAAACGCCAATGTTGATGGACAATTCACGACTGGTACGGATTATAAGATATGCCTTGAAAAAGGACAAATAGTTGGGTACGGGCCGGATAACAAATCATGTGGGTATATGGATTCTACAGCATCGGTCTATGATATACAAGATGGATGGACCAAAAAAGGGCTTCAAATAGCTGGCGGGGTATTGCGAATAAGCACCGACTATATATGTGTTCACAATAGAAATAATGTTGGTCAGACGTCAACAACTACCGAGCGCAAAAAAAGAGTAGAGTGGAAAATAATGGAAGACTTTAGAGCAAATTCTGATGGCTCCATGTCGTGGAATGTTGTTACTCATGGAATAGAGGTAATGAACGGTCTTGTTGTGTCGGTTTGGTAAAGGAGTTGATTTAAAAATGCCAGAAGATGATATTTTAGACAATCCGAATGGCGAAAATACGCAGAACGATTCCAGCACAGAAGACCATGGCGCTATAATACGCTACGAGGCTCGATGGGATTACGAAGAGATGGTGCCGGTAACAGAGTACGACGAAGGCTCTGGCGACCAGCCCGTCCAAGAAGGTAATGGCGAAGGGGGTGAGGGATAAGTGGCTAAAGGCGATGGTATTATATGGTCAGTTGATATCGATGAAGACGAATCCGAAGTAATCGAATCTTCCGACACTACCGATTCTCAATCCACTAAAGAAGATCCATGGGAGGAAGTGCATGGAAAACCTTCCAGCGACCAACGCGAAGAAGAGTACGATCCATGGGATATAGTCGTAGATCATGGGTCTGATGGCGGTGAACCAGGAGAGATTTACCCAAAGCCGGAGTACACACCTCAGCCTCCAGTTCCTCAGACCGAATACACAACGGTTATACGAACCCAAATCGAGATAATAAGCGATTTTTCAGAAGCTACTCTAAGGGCTTATGAGGAATCAGGAGCATATGCTGTTCGCGTATACGAAGATGGATTCGAAGAGAGAGTCCCCTGGAGCGAAGTCAGCAACCCACATCAAATAATCGAGCAAACAATCGAGATGATGGACGCTCGTGCCAGACAGATGGTCGATGATGTTAATGCTGAAATAGCAGATGCCAACGAAAGGTTGGACGCCCAGGCTGCCGAGCTGGAAACCACTCAAGAAACCATTGCCGGTGTTAAAGGCGAGATCGACGAATTCAAAGAGACTGCCGAAGTAACTTACGCGACCAAAACGGAAGTCGATGAGGAAACCGGCGCAATTGTTCGTACTCTGGAAGCAAATTATGCAACCAAAGAAGAAAACAACGCCAGTACACGCCCGAATCTAAGTCCGTTCTACGACAATCCGTTGGACGATGTTCGCGACCCAACAAACAACCCAGATGGCTACTGGGACAGGGATGTTTCGGCAAATCCGAAGATTGTTGTCAGCTATCTTGGCAATGGATGGGTTCATGTTTCCTGCGACAATCAAAATGGAAGCGGCACCGTTCGTTTTGACCACGTCGTAATGCCGATGGACAAGGTTAAACCAAATACGAATTACACTTTATTGTTTGAAATCCGGAACAATTTCTCTACTGGCAACGAAAACTCGTCGATTTTCTACGTCGTTCAACAAAATAACAAGCAGTTCTGGGGTGGTAACGTAAGCAAGGTTCTTGAGACCAATGTGGCTATAAATCCGAACTTGGCAGGCATTAAACTCGGGTGTGGGCAGAATGTAACGCATAGAGTGCTGAAAACATCGGAAGATGAGACGAGTTCTCACTGGACTGGTCCGTTGAGTGGCATGATGATGCTGACGTTTTTGTCTCCGGCCGGAACGGTACTCGATTTCGATGCTAGATTGTCCATGTACGAAGGCGAGTATTATGGGAATTACAAGCCCTATGTCCCGCCAACAACAACCCTTGCTCTCAAGCACGAAGTTGAGGAAACCGCTGAGAGGTTCAGACGAACTTTGACCGAGGACTATGCGTCGAAAGATGAACTTACAGGCGCCACTCAAAATCTCGCAACAAAGAGCGAAGTGCAACAGACCGCTGATTCTATAACCCAAACGGTAAGTAGGACATATGCCACGAAGAGCGAGCTAGAAGCGATACAAGTCGGCGCGACGAACCTATTGCCCGGAACCAGTTCTTTTGCCCCTTATATGTGGTACGACAATACTCCAATAGGGGTGACGATATCTGATGGCATAGCCACGATGGATGCGAATAACACAGGAAACTACTTTGCGATGATTCCAGTCATTCCTGGGGAGAAGTACTCTGTGTCGGTGGATGTTAAAGGCGATGCGGGAAGCACTTATACACCAGATGCAAGCTATTTCATGTTTATAGGATATTTTAAGGCCGGCCCGCCACGGACATCTGCAAACAGAGTTGGCTACGACCTTATGGGCGGTGTTGTTACGACTGAATGGACTAGAGCATCGAAAGTCGTAACAATACCAAACAATTCAACAATCAAATATTTATGTGCAGGACTAAGAAACGTCAACACAAACGCTCCATCCCTGTCGTTTAGGCATGTCAAGATCGAACGAGGGGATATTCCAACTGACTGGACTCCATCTCCAGAAGATCTTCTCACAAACGACGAAGCATCTTTGAGATACACATCCAAAACAGAGTTCAATCAAACAACAGATGCAATTAATTTAAAAGCAGAAGCGGCATTGAGACACGACCCGACTAACATGCTTCGGGACTGGAATGCTCCATCGAATAAGAAGATCGATGGGCCTGCGAATAGATATTGGAGCGATGTAGCCAATGCGGAGTGGATTTCATCAAGTTACATAACCATCGCAAATCCTCCAGAACCAGATATTTCCAACGGAGTTAAATTTGTTTCAAACGGAAGGCAAACAGCTAGAAAAGGAAGGGCATTAGCTTTTTATGTTTCTTCTTCCGGAGATGCTTCTAGAAAAGACGTCCCGTATGTTATAGGCCAGAATTATACGATTTCGATGTGGGCGCGATGTTCGGATGGCGACCCGACGAAATGCACCGCCAGATTCCACATAAGAGGAAGTCAGACCAAAACGCCGGATATTTCGCATACAGACAATACGGTGAGCCCCAATTTGCCTTTGACTGAAGAGTGGCAGAAACTTTCGTTCACATTCAACATGAAATCTTTTGCAACCGACTACAATAGGGTATGGTTTTTTGCATTTTTCGATGCAAGTACGGCTGCCACAATAGAGTTTTGCGGATTCAAACTTGTTCCTGGTCTAAACCCAGAGGCCGTGGACGGAAAGTTTAGCAATTACGTTCAAACTAGCGAATTCAATGTTCGTACAAACGAGATAAGCCAAAGCGTGTCCGACGCCCTTACTAATGCCAAAAACTACACGGATTACCGCGAGTCGGCGATAAAAACATATGCGGATAACATATCGCTGTCGGTTGAGGCGAAGACGACAAATCTCCCTAATTTGAGTCCGTTCTTCAGCAATCCAATCGCGGATATTTACAATGCCTCGACCAATCCAGATGGATATTGGGCTAGAGATATATTAGCATTGAATGCAAAATCCACTGGACATATGGAAGATCTTAGCGATGGATGGGTTGCAATTTATATCGATAATACTTCTAGCGAATCTACAGGTAATTCTTATGCCAACATTTACGAGTCATATCAATGGCGACAGACAACTGCTCCGCTAAAAACATCGACATCGTATACTGTTTTAGTAGAGGTCAAAAACCTTTATAAAGAGGGCGACGTTCGAGTCAATGGTATTAGTGATCATGCAACGTCATATCCAAGCATGTTTGGCGGTCAATCGTCTCAGGTGATTTCGAATGGGGAGATGAGGTTTGTAGGAACTACAAAAAATAGTTTTACTACTAATATAAAGACAACATCAAGAACGCTTGTTACTGTAACCCCGGGCGCCTTCTTATCGTGCTATATGAGGGTTTCATTATACGAATCTCCAACTCTTCCAGACGGGACAGTTCAAAAGTATCTTGGTCCTTACAAACCTTATGTTCCAACTGTTGCTTCTTTATATTATGCAAAAGCACAGATAAAACTGAACCAGACCAACATCCAAAGCGAAGTCGAAGCCAGACAAGATGCTATAAATGGGTTGGTGATTGGCGGTAAGAACTTGCTTTTGGATACTGACGTTTCGAGTCTCAATAAAGTTGCGGGTCCTGGACCTAGATATTTTATGAATGGCAATCTAGATAATGCCGGTAGTATACGTTCTGCTAATTTCTTACCAGAAGGAATAAAATATGTAACGAAATTTGCAATCCCTGCTGGAAACAACAACGTGAACTATGCGTTGTGCTGGTATACTGGCGCCACAATTCCATTGGTTGACGGGGAGGAATATACGCTGTCTTTTTGGGCAATGTCCGATAAAGCTGCCATAGCATATGCTTCTCTTGGCACAAATCCATATATAAAAGGATATGGAGCAGAAACTATAACGACGAATTGGAAACGACATTCCGTCACGTTAACGTTTGATAAATCCATGGCTGGCGGTAGTGATGCGGCTCGCGCATATGCCGGTGTACAATGTAAAAACAGTGATGCTACCAATGTGTATATTTGCGGAGTTAAACTTGAGCGCGGAAACAAGGCGACTGCGTATGAAGACGATAGTTCCGAGATAACGAATGTATCATCTAGAATAACCCAAACTGCTACCGATGTGACTACGTTGTTCACGAACAGCAGTGCCGGTGTGGATATTTCGTATTACTCCCACACGTCTGAAACATCGGCCCCAGCAGATACGGTCGCTTGGCAAGCCACTATGCCGGCCAAGCAAACCGGCAAGTATATTTGGATGAAGATCGTTACCAAGAAGTTCAACGCGAATCATGCAGTTACGAGCACCACGACAAAAACTTGCATATCTGGCACCGATGGCAATATCGTACGAGCAACGTGTTCCACAGCATCGTCTACCAGCGCCAAGGAAGCGACCATCTTAAGTGGATCGCTTACGTTGAAAACCGGTGCTTTGGTCGAGGTGTTTTTCAGTTTTAAAAACACGGCAAGTACTATGACGTTGAACGTTGGTGGAACCGGAGCAAAAAACATACGCGCATATGGCCAGAATGCTGGTTCTAGCGCATTGTGGAACATCCATGCTGCCTCCATGCGCGTCTTATTCGTATACGACGGCACATACTGGCAGGTAACCGATGCGGCAGCAATGCATGCTTACGTACGTGAAAACAGCAGCGGGTTGATAGTTGGAACCAACTATCAACAGGGATATTCTTATGTGTCTAATGGCGGCGGTTTTTACATAAAGCAAAAAGCGAATGCCACGGATACTGAAAATATTTCGAACGACACGAATTTGGCGTATTTCTTCCCGACTTCTGCTCAGATCGGCGTTACAACTGGAAATCATATCTACATTAGTTCGTCTGGCGCAATATATTTCAGGAAATCTGCTACTGAAACATTCGCTAGCTACAGCGGAACCACCATAACACTCGGTCAGGTGAAAAGCGGGTCTAGGAATCTGTACTTATCCACAGACGGCCTGTTTATAAGAGACAACACGACCAATATGGCAAAGTTCACCCCTAGCGAAGTTGTAGTCGGTCAGGTTGCTGCAAATAAAAAGAACATCCAAATAACGAATGCTCAGGTTTATATTCGAAACAATACTGGTGTTCTGGCTAGTTTTGGAGATGCCATAAGATTTTACAATGGAAGCCAACGATATCTGTATATTGGCCCAGATAAATCTAATGCGCCCTGCGTTCAGATTGGATACGACAATGCGTTAAATACATATTTCTCAGATTCTGGAATGGAAATACGTAATGGATCTACGACTATATCGAATTTTAATTTAAATACCATAACTCTCGGAGAGACTGAAACAAATAAAAAAAATGTTTTGATAAATTCAAATGGCATAGCCCTTAGAAACGGTACTACAACTGTAGCTCAATTTACGCCAACAAAAATAGATTTGGGATTGAATTCCATTGACTCGACTGTTTATTTGGGCGGAAGCGGTTTATATATTAGCGGATACGGTACTGGAAAACCGGTTGGATTAATTGTTGCAAATAATACTTCAACTTTTCAGATTCTTCAGAAGTATGATAGCACCTCCTATACGTATACACAATATTTCAATATGGATAACCCACGCGATAATGATGCTTCTTCGCATAATAATGCGATATATATGGAGGCGAAAAGAGTTACACGTGGCGGTGGAACTCCAGATTTTGCAAAAGTCGGAGTCACATGGGCTGATGCTTATATGCGGGCGTCTAATACTGTTCCGAACGCTAACGAATTTTGCGTGAAACCAACTTCATACTCCGTGACCAACCCAGCCCAATTCCGCTCTGCTATCGGTGCCGCAGCATCATCGGATATTCGCCTTAAGCGAAACGTGATGGACTTGAAGGAAGAAGCTGTCGATTTCATCAGAGAGCTCAAACCGATAGTCTACCGAATGAACGAAGACCGCGAACTTGGCCTAAGCGCCCAATCAGTCATGGCTGCCGATAGATGGGACACCAACATGGCGTTCCAGACGAACGAGGGTTTGGACGAATGGGAGAAGCTCCCCGACGGAAGCCCGACATGGAAACTGGATTACATACGCCTTATCCCTCCCGTGGTCAAAACATTGCAGCATATTCTAGACCGTCTTGACAATCTCGAATCAAAGTTAAACGGTGAGGAGGTGTAGAATGGATGATGCCAAACCGACAGAAACAGTCGATTTAGAGAATTTACCACCAGAAGCATTGGAAGAATTGACTAATGGAAAGGAGGAAGGCCGTGACGATATCGAGTCTGAGCCAAGGTAGCATATTCAGCCCCAACCACTACAACGGGCGTGCATACAGAGTCCAAGGCATAACCATCCATATGATGGCTGCCGTGTGGTCGGCTGAAAGCTGCGGCGTTTGGTTCCGGGACGGCACCCGCAATGCAAGTTCCAACTATGGAATCGGCAACGACGGAAAGATAATGTGCTACGTTCCGGAAGAACATGCCGCATGGACATCTAGCTCGTGGGAGAACGACAACCGTCGCATCACCATCGAAGTTGGAAACAGTGCTTACGGCGGGAACTGGCCGATTAGCGACGCCGCATACAGAAGCCTTGTGCGTTTGTGCGCGGATATTTGCAATCGATACGGGATCGTTCCGAATTACAACGGAACTTCCGGCGCATCTTTCACCGAGCACAAGATGTTCTCTTCCACGTCATGTCCGGGGCCTTATATCCACAACCTTCTTGCAAGTGGCAGGATCATTTCGGATATTAAGGCGGCGATGAACGGCGAAGACTACACTTCGCAGGATATCAAGGACATCGCCAAGATGACAACCGAGGAGATCTTGAACCGCGAACTTTCAGTTAGCGGGGAGAGCAAGAAAATCCCAGTATGGCAGTTGATTTCTTGGACATACCGCTATACTAAGGATATTTTCAATAGAAAAGCGAGGAAATAGCTATGGCTTTGACGGCGAACATCCTCGCTGCCGACATCCATAAGAGAATGGTCGACGACAACAGGTTTGGGTATTCGTGGAGCGAGCGATACGGCGCAAGCAAAGAGACCTGGACCATCGATGATAAGCAGATCGTCATCTCCGTTGGGGATTACGATTGCTCGTCGTCGACCATCACCGCTTGGAGGCTCGCGTTATCCGCAATGGGTGTTGACAATCCGCTCCCCGGTGCCACATACACCGGAAACATGAAAGCCGTGTTCCTTAGATCCGGATATTTCGAGTGGAGGACCGACTTTGCAAACGCACAGCGAGGGGATCTTTATCTAGACGAGGAAGCGCATGTCGCCATGTGCCAGGGGAATGGGCGGCTTAGCGAGTTCTCGTCAAACGAGTATGGCGGAGCCTATGGTGGCAGGAGAGGCGACCAGACTGGTGGCGAAGCCCATATTGGAAACTATTACAGAGGCAGGTGGGATGGCTACCTGCATTACATCGGAGATTTAGGGGATGATGACGTGAATATTCAGGACAAACGAGACATCGCCAAGATGACGGCGGAAGAAATCTTGAACCGCGCTCTTACCGTAAACGGCGAGGCGAAGCCGATCCCGGTATGGCAGTTGCTGTCATGGGCTTATTTCTACAGCAGGGAAACCGCAAAGAAGAAGTAAACTAAATTCTTGAAGGAGCTTTTATGCAGAACGAAAACATTTCGGAAATCACCATATCGCTGGACATGTTCAAAGAGGAGCTGATTGGTTCTATAAACCAGGTCGGCAACAAATACGGACTGGTTCCGGCCGTACTCATCCACATCCTGAGCGAGATTGTAGCCGAAGCGCGAGCAAGCGAATACAAAAACCTTGCCGAGAAACTTCTCGAACAAAATCAAAATGGAAGTGGGGAGGGTGCGAACGAAGAAACCAGCGACATGGAGACTGTTCAACCTGAAGTAATGGGGTAAAAACGGAGGAACTGTGTTTTGCGAGCGGGGACCTCCCGGTCAGATAGAGGCAGAAATCCGGTTTGTAACTCTTGGAAGGAGTTATGATGGCAGGGTATGGAATTAACAATGGCGGGCTTATGGCTCCGCAACCTTCCAACAATTTGTGGGTTGGAAACAACTATTCGGCAAATCCATATGGCGGCAGGATGCCAAACGGGCAAATCCCAACAACAGGAGGTTTGGCCGCTCAGCAGGTACAGCCTGTGAACAACGTTCTACAGGTAATGGGTCCTGAAAGCGCCATGGCTTATCAAGTTGGACCAAACTCCAGTGTAATCCTTATGGATACAAACCGGAAGGTTTTCTATACCAAGAGAAGCGACGATTCTGGTTATTCCGAAACAAGGGCATTCGAATACCGAGAAATTCCTTTGATGGAGACTCATGCGGAACCGGTCCAAACTTCTAACACGGAAGATTTCGTTACCAAAGAAGAAATGGACAAGCTCAAGAAACAACTCGGACAGCATGACTACGTGTCCAAGAAGGATTTTGACAGCCTTAAAAAGCTCGTGGAAGAAATGAGGTCGAAGGATGCTTAACCAGATATTCGGATCGAACCGGCAATCCAACTCTTCTCCAGGGATTCTGGAACTAATGCAGCAAATACGAAATTCTCCAAATCCAGACGCTGCCATGCAGAATCTCGCCTCTACCAACCCCCAAGTCCAGTCTGTTATGGAATATATAAACAAGAACGGCGGTGACGCTCGCACTGCTTTCTATAACTTGGCTGCACAAAAAGGGGTTGACCCAAATACTATATTAAATCAGCTACGATAGGAGGTCCAAGATGGCTGAAGGAATGACCGCAAGCGACGTTGCTTTGATGGCTCGCGACAACGACGGCTGGGGGAACGGCATGGGCTTTATGTGGATATTTGCCCTGCTGATCCTTGCGAACGGCGGCTTTGGCAATTGGGGTGGAAACGGCTTTGCCAATGCGATTGGCTACGAAAACCTCGCCACTTCCAACGAAGTTCAGCGCGGCTTCGACAATCAGAACTCTTTGGCGAATCAAAGGGAGATCCTGGCTGCCACGAACCAAGTGTACCACGATGTTGTTGGCGCTCTCAACGACAAGTACACCGAGATCCAGCGCGACATTGCGGGTATCGCCATTGCACAGCAGCAAACCATCGCAAATCAGAACGAATGCTGCTGCACCACCCAGCGTGCCATCGATGGCGTGAACTACAACCTCGCCATGCAAGCATCGGATATTAAGCAGGCTATTGCTGCTGAGGGTCAGGCCACTCGCAACATGATCCAGCAGAACAAGATCGAAGCGATGCAGAACCGCATCGATCAGCTTGAACTTGCCCAGGCAATGCAGGGTGTTGTGCGCTACCCCGAAGGGTTCGTGTACAATGCTGGAAACAACCCGTTCTGCAATGGTGGCTGCGGTTGCTAGTGATTAGGCAACTAATCTAGTCATATTTTTAAAAAAGCGGGTAAATGCTAAAATGGCGGATGCCCAGAAAGATGCTGCCTCTAGCAAGGGCAGTGGAGTGTCGTGGCTACTCGGCCGGCCCGCTTTAAAGAACTCGATGAAATACGATATTTATAGGAGATGATTGTAGTGATTATTCTTTCGAATACGATAGCCCAGACTTTAGCTCCGGGTCAGTCACTTACTTTCGATAACACGATAATGCATACTGGCTGCAATGCCGAGTGTCATAGAAACGGCTCGGCTGGTGTTACATTGTCGAAGAACGGCATTTACGAAATCAATGCGAAGCTTAACGTGGCTCCTACTGCAGATGGCTCTGCTGAACTGGCCGTTATGGCTGGTGGCGGTGCGCTGCCTGAGACTACCATGATTTCGACTCCATCTGCCGCAAATGATGTGAATACGATATTCTGCTCCACTGCATTTCGTCCATGCGGCTGCTGTGGGGAGATGATAACGATACAGAACGTTGGCACTGTACCGGTCGCAGTGTCACCGAACGCATGCTTGTTCATTAAAAGGATTGCGTAATGGAGGTAAATCTATTATTGGATTTACTAGTTACTGTCGTAGGGGCAACAGTTGCATGCGGGGGTTTTTGGGCTTTTGTTCAATCTAGAGTAGACAAGTCCGACAGCTCCGAAAAATTGTTGCTTGGTATAGCCCACGACCGGATCATGTATTTAGGGAAGCAATATCTCGAAAAGGGCGAAATCACGGCAGACGAATACGAGAACTTGATGAACTACCTGTACGAGCCGTATGTTGCATGCGGTGGAAACGGAACCGTAAAGCATATGATGGAGAAGGTATCGCATCTGGACATAAAGAATTGAAAGGAATGGCTGCGTCATGGCACTGAAAAACAAGTTTTCAAAGGCGGAATTGAAGGTAGAATCATCTGTTCAAGACCCGTCTACTGAAACAACCAAGGAAGAACCAGAGATCGAGCCCGTTGTCGAAGAGATAAACGAGGAAGAAATTCCCGAGCCTGAAGACAAGGACCCGGAGTTTCCAATAGACATCGAAATCGAAGGTTCGTGGGTTAATTGTGAAAAAGCGAAATTCGGTGTTCCCATAACCGGAATCAAGTCCGACAAGTTCGACATCAGAGTCAAGACTTCAAATGGGTGGTTTGACGAATCCGATCCGGATAAAGCACCTATTATAATGTTCAACTTGAGCGATGCGGCTATCAAAGCGCGAGTTCACGTGCTTGGTGGCGAATGGCTTGCTCTTTCCGAAGGTGACATTGGCTGTAATGTCCCGATGGATTTCGTGTCGTTTGTAAAAGCGTAAAAACAATTCAAAATGGAAGTTCGCTGGACTAAGGGCGTGGTGAAACCAATGCTCTTTCCAGCGGGCTTCTACAAAAACCGAAATCGAAAATTTTCCCAGGGGGATTTTTTCGAAAAACTTTCTGAAAGGGGGTAACATGCGAGACGATTTGCCAAGCTTTTATTCATGGGAAACTCCGGATTTGATGATTTCCGTGAAGCCCTCTGGATATTTGACCGATTATGCAGATGTAGTAGTAAGTATACAGCAGGGAAGTCGGTTTGTAAACTTCCATAAGGAAGACTTAGAAATTAGCGAAGATACTATATATTTGACAATGCCACAAGAAATCTCTGGAAAATTCGTCGGCGATAAAGTGGCAAATGTTCAAGTAAATATTTTATATAACAACGGGCGTAGAAAACCAACAAATTGGAAACAAGCGTGGATAAAACCAAATTTGTACAGACGCCCAATAGAAGGAGCCGAGTTAAATTGGTCTCCGGCAGAGAACATCATAAATTCCATAGAATTAACCACAGACGACTTCGACGTCAATCTTGAAATGGAGCTTAGCACATCTGGCGGAGGAGGGTCTGACGACTACAACCAACTTAGAAACAAGCCGTCCATCGAAGGGAACTTGCTTGTTGGAAACAAGACATTTCCACAGCTAGGCTTGGATACACTCAGCGTACAAGAAATAGAAAAGATACTCTATCTAGATTAAGGAGCTGACATGGCTGACAAGTATATAAACGAAACAGGTTTACAGACCGTTAAACAGTGGATCAAAAACACCTTCGCCCTCGATTCCGACCTCGATACCCTCAGCGAGCGAGTTGAAGAAATCATCAGCGAAGGTGGAGAGCCGAACACCATCGACTCGATTACTGTTAACGGAACTGCTGTAACTCCCGATTCGAACAAGAACGTTGCTCTGACTGTGCCGACTGCCACTAGTGATCTCACGAACGATGGAGACGGTACGAGCAATTTTGCCACCGAGGCGTATGTTACTGCCAATGGTGGAAAGATCGACCATATTCAGGTAAACGGCTCGGAGCAGAGCATCGCAAACAAAACAGTCAACATCACGATGCCAACGAAGGTTTCAGACCTGACCAACGATGGCGATGGTACTGCTGGCAGTGCGTTTGCAACCGAGGACTATGTCGACACCAATGGTGGAAAGATCGATACGATCAAGGTGAATGGCACTTCGCAGACAATCACGAACAAGGCCGTGGATATTACGGTCCCGACAAAGGTTTCGGATCTGACCAACGATGGCGATGGTACTGCTGGCAGTGCGTTTGCCACTACTGACGATGTAGACGATGCCATTGCAACGGCTGTTGCAAGCGCGTATATTTACAAGGGGAGCGTTGCGTCGGTTGCCGATCTGCCGTCCTCTGGCAACACAACTGGTGATGTATACGATGTTCAAGCTACTGGTGTGAACTATGCATGGAACGGTACTGCTTGGGATGCTCTTGGCACTTATGTCGACACGAGCGTTTTCTGGACATCCACAACCGGACAATCGAATACGTTGGTAGCCATGACTGTTGCGGAGGTTACTGCTATATTGGAGGCGTAACATGGCTGATAAATTTTTAAATTCTCTTGGTCTTACTACTGTTAAAAATTGGGTGACGTCGTTGATATCGGGTTTATCAGATGACATTGCCGACAAGCAGGATATTTTAGTAAGTGGAACGAATATAAAAACCATAAACGGAACTTCGATTCTTGGATCTGGAAATGTGGCTACCGGAAGTTCTATATTTTTAGAATACGGAGTTAGCTCAGAACTTGATGTTGCGGAAGCTTATGATGCATTTAACGGCAATACCGAGGTTTATGTGATATATTCCGATTCGACTGATGAATTCGTTTATAGAATCGCTCGATTCGAGGATGTGACTACTTCGTATACTTTGACGACTGAAGTATGCGACATTATATTTTCTGTGATTGTAACTGGCGATACCGATCCGGACAATCCCGCAGAGTGGGATATTACAAGAGATGACGTGATTTATAGAAGCGACATTGAAAATTCTATAAGCTCGGCATCGGAAAACCCAGTCGAAAGCAGGGCTATAAAAACATACGTAGATTCGGAGTTGTCTACAAAGCAGGATGTTTTAGTAAGTGGAGAAAATATTAAAATCATAAACGGCCAATCTGTTCTTGGAAGCGGCCAGGTCAATCTGGATATTCCAACAAAAACAAGTGATTTGACAAACGACAGTAATTTTCAGACAATGGCCGAAGTAGAAGCACTCATAGCCGACGAATTATCCAGATTCGACAAGCTGGATTACGAAATCGTTACCGCGCTTCCATCTGCTGGGTCGGCTGGAGTTAGATATTTGATAAAACATCCTTCAGATGATCGATACGAGGAGTATATTTATGTAAACAATACTTGGTATGATATCGGGTC